AAGGCGTTTAAGTATATTATACCAGAAGAAAAAATAAAAGAGTTTTCAGGAACAAAAGCAGTAGGAGATTATTTACGGTCTTTAACTAAAGATCAACTTCAAACTCTTATACTTGACGACAAATATCTTGGCGCAACACTAGCAATGCACAAATACCTTGTTGCTATTCAAAATGAATCTGATAGGACTGAAAAAACTACTAGGGGTGCTGAAGCTCCTGAAATGAAAAACACTCAAAGTTTTATTGATCTTCAAGAGGGTGGCAAAGTTAGCAATAGATTTAAATTGTTTGAACCTAAAGATTTAACAGAGAAAGCTCTTCGGGGCTATCAAGACCTTGAAGACAAACTATTTAAGTATGCAGATGATGTGCGAAAACTTTCTTTTGGTATGCAGTTAGAAGACGCATATCCAGAAAACAGTCAATCAAGAAAAAATATTGAAGATGATTTTGCATTTATTATAGATGATATGGCTGACCAAGTTATAAGAGGTCAAGCATACATAAACACTAACAACTATACAAAGTTTATTCCTGAAAATAGTGATGAAAGTGTTTACGGGGGAGCGTCAGATTTACGCGGAGTAAGCAAATTAGAAAAGTACCGAAAGCAAGAACTTGTAGACTATCTACATAAAATGTACCAACCGCGTGTTTATGATGTAGCTAATTCGGGGTTGACTGAAGAAGAAGTAATGGCATCGTCTACCAAAAGCATTTTAGAAGGTAAAGACTCTGTACCCGGAGATAGGCATATTGATGCTGGTCACGCACTAGAGCATAGGGCACGTAAAAAATACAAAGACGCTAAAGACCCATTTCTAGTTAATCCTAATAAAACCAAACCCAAAGCAAAACCAATGCCAAACCCCCGTCAAAAATCTATTATTACAAAACCTAATTTTTTAGATATTTAATTCCGACAGCCACCTAGAACGTAATGTTCTGGCCCTGTCATTTTAAGACCAACCGTGGCTACCCATAGAGATATGGCCCCGCATGGAGGTGACTATGATTGATACCCCTAACTCAAACGAGGAACTAAACGAACCTACCCCATACCAAAATAACTATCGGACTCGTCTTGACGAACCTGAAGAACCTACGGACACCGAGGCATCGGCCACGCCGGAAAGTAAAGCAAAAGTAGGCAAGACCGACAACGATAACCACAATTTTAAAAAACGATACGATGATCTCAAGAAACACTACGATCAGAAGTTATCGGATTGGCGACAAGAAAAAGAAGACTTGCTTGTTTCTAGTAAACAAACAAAAAAAGAAAATATCAAGTTGCCAAAAAGTCAGGAAGACCTTGCAAAGTTTAAAGAGGAATACCCTGACATCTTTGGAATTGTGGAGACTGTTGCACACATGCAAGCAGATTCTCGTGTAAGCGACATTGAGGAACATCTTGAACTCCTTCGTGATCGTGAGCGTGATCTGGAACGTGGGAATGCCCAGAAAGAACTTCTATCCATTCACCCTGATTTTGTTGAAATTAAAGACAATCAGGACTTTATTGATTGGTTGGAAGAACAGCCTGAAAGCATTTCAAACGGCGTGACACAAAACGCAACAGACGTTAAATGGGCCGCTCGTACCTTAGACCTCTATAAAGCGGACAAGGGTATTTCAAAAACCAAATCTAAACGGTCAAACAATAACTCTGCGGCAAAACAAGTACGGACTTCTACTACTACCCGTGAAATTGCAGACCCGCAGGGAGATAAAAAGATTTGGACTTCTGATGAAATCTCTCGGCTACGCCCAGACCAATTCAATAAATTAGAAAAAGAATTGGAACAGGCTAATCGAGAAGGAAGAATTAGACCTTAACCAAAAACTTTAACGGAGACTATTATGGCTTATGCAGTTTCGGCTGGTTACGAAAACCTACCTAACGGTAATTTCGTCCCAGCTATCTACAGCCAAAAGGTTCTTAAATACTTCCGTCGTGCATCGGTTGCAGAAGCAATCACTAACACCGACTACGCGGGAGAAATTGAGAATTTTGGCGACACTGTGAAGATTATTAAGGAGCCGACGATTTCGGTTTCTTCGTACACTCGCGGTGCTACAGTTAACCCCCAAGACCTTACGGACGCTGAGATTACTCTCACGGTCGATCAGGGCAACTACTTTGCTTTTAAGGTTGACGACATTGAAGAGCGTCAGAGCCACGTAAACTTTGAGGCTCTTGCTACCTCTTCGGGTGCATATGCGCTCAAGAAGGCTTATGACTACAATGTTCTAAAAGCTATTGCTGACAACGCTACCGCTGGTAGTGGCCTTGGTTCTGCTGGTTCTGCTATTTCAGGCAACACTGGTGACGAGCTTGCTAATTACATTGCTAAGTTTGCTCGTCTTCTTGACGAACAGGATGTTCCTGAAGAGAATCGTTGGTTTGTGGCTCCGCCGCAATTCTACGAGGTTCTTCGTCAGGCTGATTCCAAATTGATGGATGCAAGTGTTACGGGCGAGTCGATGAGTCCTCTTATGAATGGTCAAGTTACCAATCGTAAGATTCATGGCTTTACCCTCTATCAGTCGAATGCAATGGTTGTTGGCTCACTTGGGACAGCAGCGGCAGCGACCTTCGGTCCTGTTGCTACAAGTGGAGAATCTTTTGCTCTTGCTGGTCATATGAGTGCAGTTGCTACTGCCTCTGCGATTGCCAAGACTGAAGTTGTCCGCGACCCTAACAGCTTTGCTGACATTGTTCGTGGCCTTCACGTTTTCGGACGTAAGGTTCTCCGTGGTTCTGGAACTGGTTTTACTGGCGCGCTCGTCGGTGTAACCGATCTAGACACTTAAAGGAGGGTATAGAAAATGGCTACTTACAATCGTACTTCCTCAACTGGGGGCACTGTCGGTCATCCGGCCAGCGCACTCAAATCATATGTTATTACTTCGCCGGTTTACGACGCGGTTGATAACACGGACCTAGAACAAGGTGACATTGTTCAGTTGATTGATCTTCCTGCCGATACGATGATTATTGGTGGGGCTATTCAAGTTCTCGAAGCTTCGGGCAACGAACAGATCACTTTTGACGTTGGTGTTACTAGTGGTGCATTGACTGCTGATGCTCTTGTTGACGGTGGCGACTCTGATGCCACTGGCTTCACTGGCTTTAGCACGACGGCGCTTCACAGTAATGCAGTTACGGCAGCAGACACCCTTGATCTTCTTGTGATCGATGGTGGTTCGTCTAAGACGACTGCTTGGCGTTTCCGCGCTCATGCTGTTCTTGTTGACATTTCTAAGAATCCGGTTGAATCCGCTACGGTTTCGACGGGCACTTAATATGTCTAGAGGTTTTGCAGGGTTCCTTACAAAAACCCTGCCCCTTTTTGCTATGTTCAATTTGTGGGGTACATATGTTTTTTTTAAAGTTACTAGACGAAGATGCGCTAAAGAAGTGTAATGTTACATTTAAAGATAAAGACTACGATAATGGAAACCTTACTCAACCTCTAAGTAAACACTACAAGGTAAAACAGAATGAGCAAACTTCTGCTGTACCTGAAGACATTAAAAAGTATTTAGTTAATTTACTATACAACAATTCTTTTATAGATTCTGTTTATTGTCCTAATAGAGTTTCAGTAAATTTCTACAACAAGTATGAAAAAGGGGATTACTACGACACTCATGTAGACGCTTTTAAAGCAATGCCAAAATCAAACAATGTTTTTTTTGACTACGGTTTTTCTATTTCTATAACTAGCAACTACGAAGGTGGAGAATTTTTACTACACACTGACGTAGGACCGATTGCTCACAAACTTCTTGCTGGTGAAATTGCTGTCTTTCCCATTATATATCCTCACGGAGTACAAAAGGTTACGGGCGGCACACGAAGAAACATTATTGGTTGGTTTTCTTCTAATGTTACTTACGAGCAAGCATTTATTTTAAAAAATCTATATGAAGTTAACGCCTCACTAATGACTACAGACAAAGAAATGTTTGTTAAGTCTACTTTAGTTCAAACGTATCTAAAAAAATTGTGGGGTAAGTAAAATGATTTTTCAATTGTTGACTGACGAAGATATTGCATTCTGCAAAAAAGAACTTAATGATGTTAGCTACGCTGACGGAAAGCAAACGCAAAACATAAGCAAGCTATACAGCATTAAAGAAAATAAAGAAACGCCTATTGAAACAGTTTTAGGAAAGTATGTATCTGGCGTTTTTCTTTCTAACACGACGCTTAATAATATTTATAATCCTTCTATGGTTAACATGCAAATT